TGTACACCAAAAGAACAAGTTGAAAAAGAAGTATTTGAAAAGTATGATGATTATCAATATAGTTATGATAAGTATGGACTTGGTTTAATTAATGGACCAAGTACTTACAATAATGTATCTAATTATTTCATGCAAGATTTAAGATTAGAATGCGGTAGTTATGGCTTTAGAGCACCTAAAGAAGTATGGGAAAATGGTGACGCATATGCTATATGGAAATGTTTAGGTCCTATATGGCGTGGTATTAATGATGTTCAGAAAAAAATAGTTAGAGATTTAGATGGTACTGAAACAGAACAACTACTGGGTGGCTCATTAACTCACAAAAGTTACATGGGTGCTTTCAGACTTGGTACATATATTGCAACACAATTTAAACCTGTTGTTGCAAAAGCAATATATCAAATGACTAATGCTAAAAGAGTGTTAGATACAAGTTGTGGTTGGGGTGATAGACTTGCAGGTTTCTTTGCTTCAGACGCTGAAGAATATTATGGTTGTGATCCTAATCCAAATACTTATGCTAGATATACAGAACAAATTTCAAAATATAATAAACTACTAGTTAAACCTAAGAAGGTAACTATATGGAGATGTGGTGCTGAAGACTTACCTTATCACAAATTACCACCCATAGATGTTGCCTTCACCTCCCCACCTTATTTTTCTACCGAAGAATATAACAAAGGTGGTGAGTTTCAAGAGGATCAATCATGGTCTAAATTTAATGAGTATGAAAGATGGCGTGATGACTTCTATTTACCTGTTGCTGAAAAATCAATGGCAGTATCAAGATTTCTATTTGTAAATATTATGGATCCCAAGATCAAAGGTAAGAGATATAGATCAAGTGATGAACTAGTGAATAGATTAAAAGATAAGTTTCTAGGTCAGATCGGTATGAGAATCATGCAACGGCCTAAATCAGATAAGTTATTTGTAGATGCTAAAGCAAAAGCAGACTTTATGAACAAGTTGTTTATAGAGAATGTTTGGTGTTTCGGAGATAAAACACTAGACTTATTTGGTAATTCCAGAAAAGCAAATTTAGATGATTTCTTTGGATAAGTGCTTGAAGTGCTTGACTATTATAAATATATATAGTATAATATGTTAAATAATGTAATCGTAAACAATTGAGGATAAAAATGAGTAATTTTTTAAAAGATGTAATTAAAGAAACTGGCAATGAATATGCTAGTTTAGTATCAGACGGTGCTTCAGGAGATGTTGATTCGTTCATAGACACAGGATCATATATATTTAATGCCTTATTAGGCGGCTCTATTCATAGAGGACTTCCATCAAATAAAATAACAGCAATCGCAGGCGAAAGTGCAACGGGTAAAACTTTCTTTGTATTAGGAATGTGTAAACATTTCTTAGATAAGAATCCTGACGGTGGTGTTATATTCTTTGAATCAGAATCAGCGATTACTAAAGAGATTATAGAAGAAAGAGGAATAGATAGTAGCAGAATGGTTGTAATGCCAGTGACTACTGTACAAGAATTTAGACATCAAGCATTAACTGTATTAGAGAAGTACACACAACAAAATGCTTCAGATAGAAAACCATTACTATTAGTATTAGATAGTTTAGGTATGTTATCTACTACAAAAGAAATTACAGATACAGCAGAAGGAAAAGAAACTAAAGATATGACAAGGGCACAAATTGTTAAGGCTGCCTTTAGAGTATTAACTTTAAAATTAGGTAAAGCAAAAGTACCTCTAATTATTACCAATCATACATATGATGTTATTGGTTCTATGTTTCCACAAAAAGAAATGGGTGGTGGATCAGGACTAAAATATGCAGCGTCATCAATTGTATATCTATCTAAAAGAAAAGAAAAAGATGGTACAGAAATTATTGGTAACATAATACATTGTAAAAATTATAAATCAAGATTAACCAAAGAAAACAAAGTTGTAGATGTAAGATTAACCTACAGCAAAGGTTTGGATAGATACTATGGTCTACTAGACTTGGCTTTAAAATATAACATATTTAAACAAGTTTCTACTAGGATTGAATTACCTGATGGTTCAAAAACTTTTGGTAAGACGATTAATAATGACCCTAAAAAATATTTCACTAAAGAGATACTAGAACAATTAGATGGAGTATGTAGTAAAGAATTTAAATATGGAGATGGAGTTGAAGCAGAAGATACCAACAATTCACAAGACGACTAATCCTAAACATAGGGAAGACTATGTGTTCGTAGAGAAACCTGCTGAGGACTTTACGGCACTAAAGTTAATTAGTGGTCCATTTTCATCAATAGTTTATAAGTACGGAGCCGTTGGGTTCAGACCAGAGTCTGAAAAAAGACCTGATGGTAGCTTGCCTATGCAGTTTGATTATGTTATAATAGAGAATAATATAGAAGCAGATTGTGATAGTCAAGAATTTATTAACCATATCGGCGACATACTAGTTGTGTTGATTGATGAAAAACTGAAAGAAGATAAAGCTAATGGAAAGAATTGAACGAACAGCGTTAAGTAATTTAATCCATAACGAAGATTACTGTAGAAAAGTTTTACCTTTTATCAAACAGGAATACTTTATTGATAGATTAGAAAAATTACTATTTACAGAAATTGAAAAGTTTGTTGTTAAATATAATAATTTACCAACTAAGGAAGCTCTATCAATTGAAATTAATGGTAGTAGAAATATTAATGAAGATGAATATAAAAAGGTAACAGATATTCTATCTACACTGACTAAAGAACCTGTTAATCAAGAATGGTTAGTTGAAACAACAGAAAAGTTTTGTAAAGAACGTGCTATACATAATGCTATACTTGGTGGTATTCAGATATTAGATGGTAAAGATAAAGAACATACTCCAGAGTATCTTCCAGAAATGTTATCAAATGCATTATCAGTTTCATTTGATCAAAAGGTTGGGCATGATTATTTACTAGAGTCACAAGAAAGATTTGACTTTTATAGAAAGAAAGAAGAAAGACTTGAATTAGATTTAAATTTCTTCAACAAAATTACAAGAGGTGGTATACCAAGTAAGACTTTAAATATTTGTCTTGCAGGTACTGGTGTTGGTAAAACAATGTTTATGACCCACCTTGCTTCATCTATATTATTACAAGGTAAAAATGTATTGTACATTACTATGGAGATGGCTGAAGAAAGAATTGCTGAGAGAATAGATGCTAACTTATTAAACGTTGGCATGAGTGATCTTGAAGAATTACCATACTCAATGTATGAAACAAAGATAAACAAATTACAAAGCAAGACAACAGGTAAGTTAATCATCAAAGAATATCCTACTGCTTCTGCTCATACAGGACATTTCAAAAGTCTATTGAGTGAGTTGGCAATGAAAAAATCATTTAAACCAGATATCGTATTTATTGATTATTTAAACATATGTTCTAGTGCAAGATTTAAGGCTGGTGCAAATGTGAATAGTTATACTTACATCAAATCAATTGCTGAAGAATTAAGAGGTCTTGCAGTTGAGAATGATATACCTATATTCTCTGCTACACAAACTACAAGAGGTGGTTTTGTAAGTAGTGATGTTGGATTAGAAGATACATCTGAAAGTTTTGGTTTACCTGCAACAGCAGATTTTATGTTTGCTTTAATATCAAGTGAAGAATTAGAAGAAAAAGGCCAGATAATGGTTAAACAATTAAAGAATAGATATAATGATCCAACGATTAATAGAAAATTTATTCTTGGTGTTGATAGATCAAAGATGAGATTTTATGATGTAGAACAATCAGCACAAACAAATTTAGTTGAGAGTGGTCAAGTACCACAATCAACTGATAATAAATTCGGGAAGAAACTAGGTCAATTCTCGGACTTTAAAATATAACGACCTAAACTAAAAAGGAAATAATATGGCTCAAGGAAAAGTAAAATGGTTTGACGCAAAAAAAGGATTCGGATTTATTACACCAGACGATGGTGGTAAAGACGCATTTCTTCATGTGTCAGCTTTAGAAGCTGCAGGTATATCATCTATAAATGATGGACAAGCAGTTACTTATGAAATAACAGAACAGCGTGGTAAAGAAGCTGCAGCTGAAATTCAATTAGCATAAGGAGAAATAATATGACAGTAACAATAGACGGCAAAAACTATGACGAAACAAAACTAGACGACAAAGCAAAAAATGCTGTTGTTCAGGTTCAACAAGGTCAAGTTAGATTAAAACAGTTGCAGAATGAATTTGATAATGTAAAAATTATCATTGATCATCACAGTAAGTATCTAAAAGATAATTTACCAGCAAGTGCGGTAATCGAAACAGCCGGTGAGCCTGTAGAAACACCTAAAGTTTAATATGAATAAGAAAGTTACTAAAAGAAAACGTGCATCTAAAAATAAAACTAGATTTCATCCTGGCGATAGTAGACCAGGTGAAAATATATCTAAAGATAAAATGTTTTATGAAAAGAAGTTGAGTAAATATGAAGGCAAAATGCGATGGTTGGTTATTGAAAGACCAACTGGAAGTATTCTTCGTGCTTCTCACTTTGAAGAAGATGCAAAAAAACTAGCTGACTTTCAAAACAAATATAAACAATGGGTACCGCAAGGCGGCGTACCTGGATTTTTAACGTTAGGAAAAATATGATGACAAGCGAAGAACAAAGTAAACGCTTTACTGAAATACTTACTACGATAAAAAAATTACATGATGATAAACGCCACGACTATGCAGACACGGATGATATATTTGCTAATTTTAGACTATCTAATTTAGCAGGTATATCTCCATGGAAAGGTTCTGTCATTCGTATGGGCGATAAGTATGCTCGTATTAGTAATTTTATAAAGAAAGGTGACTTTAAATTTAAAGAAGAA